CTCATGTCTAAAACTCCTCCTTTTTACGTCACACGGACAAAATTAAGACAGTTTTACGCCATGCTCCAGGGCAAAATAAAAACCGCATGATTCTTCATACGGTTTGTTATAGCAATTAAGTAGCAGTCTGTTCCTGCTAGTCAAGATGACGGATCACCTCCTATCCGTAATACTTCTCTCTAGCATAATCACGATGTAAAAACGGATGCTGTCTGAGATAATCTCTCATAGCTCCTTGTTGGATCCTAGCCTTGCTCTTATACTTGTCTATCAGCTCCTTATCACCTAGTTTCTCAGCGACGTGGAGCTTTTCCTTGTTGCTCCTGATAGACCGTTCTAAAGCCCTCTGCTTGGCTTCTGCATTTGCGTTCTCTATCGCTTGCTCTGGCGTTACATTCTTAACGTCTTCTCCAAGCTCTGGCAATTCGTTGATACCGGGAATAAACGGGGTTAAGATATGCCCACAGTTTATACCCAAACACCCTCCAGGCGTTCCATAACCGTGGTCGTTAAGAGATAAGATAGTATATCCTTCTTCTTCACGAGCCGAGCCAGTGGTTACAATCTGATGCTGCAGAGGTGCGCAAGCTTCTCTTGCTGTAGCTTTCTTCGAGTAGTAATAAGTATCGATCCCTAGCTCTTCAGCGGGCATGGTTCGCATTTCTCGATAGCTTCTTATAACTGTGGTCTTAATGACAGTACGCGCATAATTATCTATTTTCCAACGCTTACCGCCCCTATCAACAAAGCCTTTAAAGCCTGCGTCTTGCCATTTCATGACGGTTTCATTTAGTGCTTTGTCGTGAGTGGACAGACCAGTCACGACACGAGCTACAGAGTCTTGTATGATCCCTCTGTACACCTCAGACACAGCTTGCGGGAGCGTGGTATTAATCAGATTCTTAATGTCTCCGTGTGACTGATTGAAATAGCCAGACAGTAACTCTTGGACGTGTGAAGAATCTCCAAGCTCACCTTCTCCCAAATCATCAATTAGATGTTGCTTGGTATCTTTGTAGATTCTAAAACCTTCACCTTCAATAACTTGTCTGAGCTGTTCTTCGCCAATCTTCGAGTATTTAGCAATCGTCTTCAAGTTCTGCTCATTCAGCAAATGCATCTGATTCAGCTTCTCTAACTGCCAGATATAGGGGTTATCAGCAAGTGAAGCAGTGCCACGCTCTAACAGCCTGTCTATGACTTCATCGAATAGGTCAAGAGTTAGCTTGTGATAAGTATCAGCAACTTGACCCGCTTCTAAAATCAGCTGTTCATCATCAAATTTAATCGGGTACTTGTGCTTCATTCAATCACTCTCCGTAAATCTCTACGTCAGTTTGACTTCTAACACTTCCTACGTCAGCCACAGCCTCTTTTCTAACGGCCTCGGCCATTTTCTTGGCTTCTTCCGTAGAAAAGCCTAGAGCCTTTTCTATCGCGTACTCACGACTTACTAGACCACTTGCTAAAGCCTTTGTGTAGTATTCTAACTGAGTATTTTTGTCAGTAAAGACTCCATCATCAAGACTAACCGTGATATTTTCAAGCGTTGGAATAGGCCCGCTGTACAAGTCGTACAAAGCACCAAGCTCACAAATAGAAACAACAAGTTCTTTAATTGACTGCTCTACGAGACTTACAATGCTGTTGCGCATTTGGTAAGTGTCTGAGTTCTCGCTGACTACTTCAGTAGCCGTCTTCATGCTTTTCCCGTCGAATGTAAACATGCCAGCAGATACACCTATCTGCATTTCAAACAGCGCCAGACCCTCATTGATAGCCTTAATGTAGTCGTCCGAGCGGATAGGTGTTGTTAGGTCTGTTATGCTGACAGGAGTATCTTTGCCACCATCAATTTGCTCGTATACGTTCTGTTCGGGGTCAAACTCACGCTTCACAAGATCAATGTCGCCATCCCTCGCAAAACCAACTCTGACAGTCTGGTCAGGTACGATGACACGACGTTGTCCCATCTTGACTTCCCAGCGAAATTCGTCGTAAGTCGTGTTAATAAAATCAATCGTGCTTTTAGCATTATCAAAGATAGACAGACCAAGCGGGCTGTTAATATCTTTATTGTTCATGCCAGGTGGTTTCAGGTAAGTAAACAAAGGCCGCGTTAATTGCTCCAAAACAACCTCTTCTTCAAGGTCTTCATAAACCTCAGCCAATGGTACTCTATCGCCAACCTTTTCTTTTTCAGTTGAGCGATAAAGCTCGTTAGTGATTACATACTTACCGTCCTTATCCCATTCGTGAAACTCAATCAAGGTATAATAGACGTTTTTCTTATCAATCGCCTTGATTGTTTTCGTCACGATTGCTGCAGACGATATATCCTGCGTGTTAGATTGCAACGGCAAAAATACAGGAGCTTGCACAAATGAAACTTTCACGCTATCGCCCGAAACATAAGGACGCATAGCAAGACCACCAAGGGCTAAGCAACTTTCAAGATACCGTTCAAAATTCTTATTAAATCGGTCGTTCTTCAGCGTCTCTTGGATAAACTTGTTAGCCGTTGTGTCATCCACGGTAATTTCCGCTTTCTCGTTAAATACAAGGCTTGCAATCTTCTTTGATGCTGTGCGTGCAATCGGTAAATGATTCATGCTACGCTTTTTCTTTTCATGATTTGAGTTCAAATACTCAATTTCTGGCCATTTACTTTGATAATAGGTCAGATTGCGAGAAATCCTATTATATTCTTCCTGCGTTACTGCAATTTTAGGATGCTCTGTGATGTTGCCTAATGATTGGCCTGTCATTGCGTATGTACTCCTTTTAAATATATTTTTAATTTTCTGTATGATACCCATTTCAAAGCCTTTCTTAAGCTTTCAACCCGAGCAATTGAAGGTTATCCACAATCATATACTGAAACGCGTCACAGGTATGGTCGTCTTCCTTAACGACTTTAGGGTCATCATTCATGATTGATTTCTCTTCCCACTGATAACGCTTGTGCTCCTCAATGAAATATCTCAGGTTGTTTTCTGTTGGTAAATAATAAAAACGCCCATCAGCTAGTAAGGATTGGACGTATTCTGTCATAACTATTTTTTTCTTCTTTGCCACTGGATGCCAGCGGATGCCGAAGTCTTCCAAGTATTGATTTCTCAATGCTCCCTCCGCGCTATCGATTGTCATTTCTACCACTGGCACATTGACAAATAGCTTCGTTTGATTAGTGACAAACTCATGTAGTTCTTTAGATAACACACTAGGCGCTTTTTTATGCGTCTTCCCAGCAGGACTGTAGTAGTAATTATCCACAAGATACAGCTTGCGCTTGTTAGTAACTACGGCATGCAAGCAAGTAGTAGCTGATTGTTGGTGTCCCGTATCTGCTGCAAACAGCTGACCGATAACACGCTCGTTATCTGGTATCTTGTCTACTCTGTGGAATAAGTCCATGTTGTAGACGTTAGTGCCAAGACCTACAGGCTCGCCCAGATAAATATAGCGGTAATAGTCATAGTCATTTTGTTTTATCCGCTCGATATCTGCAAGCATTTGTTCTGTCACAAATCCGAGCTCATCGTCTAGATAACTTGATTTATGCAGCAGATAGTCATCTCGTTCTTTCAGACTATCCCACCACTCATTTATCCAACTGTATGGATTGCGAGGCGGGTTATACGACCAAAAGAACTTAACAAACGGCACATCAGGGTGTTTCTGACGCATGAAGGTCACGTTAGTCTGGTCAAAATCTTCTTGGTTAGAAAACTCTGCTGCTTCTTCATACCAAACGAAGATAATGTTCCCGATATCGTTTGATTTGAGCTTCTGAAAGTCGTCCTGGCCGTAGAAATAGAATGTTGAACCTGTGACCTTATCTTGTATCTTAAACGGCGATACAGTGGCTTTAAATCGTCCTGAGAGACCAAATAAATTCAACGCCCACTGAATTTTCAAATAGACGCTATCTCGAATTGTGTTTCCGACCTTACGAATGACCACAGCATTTGCTTTTTTGTTTTTCTTCAAAAACTTAGCCATGCCATAGACCATATTTAATGCAACCACTGAAGATTTAAAAGAGTTACGACCACCAGCTAAGACGTTATAAGGCAATTTAGACACCCAGACAGGCTTGAAATGCGGATTCACATTCTTCTGGATGTCAATCGTCATCTTCCGCCCACCTATCTATGATCGTGATATTAGTCTCAGCCATGTTGCCAGTCTCTAGCTGAGCTTTCAGCTTCTCTATTTCAAGCTCCATCTTCTCGCTTTGCTTAGCAGTAGGGTAGCGTTTCAAAATCTCTTGGATAGCTTTGATAACAGTAGCGTTATCAGCTTTCTTCGTCAGCCTGTCGACTTCACCAGTCACAGGATTCATCATCAAGACTTCTTCATCCCGCTTGCCTCTTGCAATATCAGACAAGGTGCTCAAAGCTTCTCTAGCACTCATGATGTTATGCTCTTGCATTTCAATCATTCTAGCGTCTATGTATGCCCTAATTTCAAGTTTTTTCAAGTTCTGCCCAGCTATACGCCCTGCAGTCTTTTCGCTGTATCCAGCCTTTATTGCAGCCTGTGTCGCATTACCAGTGACGATGTACTCGTCCGCGAACTTCTGCTGTCTAACATTTAACTTGCTGATTTTCCATCACCACCTTTCAGACAAAATAAAAAGTCGCATGAGCGACTGAAGGGAATTTCTGGAATCGAACCAGAAGAGGCGAAGATTTTTTGAAAAAGGTTGTTTGCGAGGTAACCATGAAACACGAACATGAACATTAAAAAATACATAAGGAGACTTAAGACCTCTTAACCATTATTCCCAAAATGCGCCCTAACCGCATAGGCGCGATACTGTACGATTTTCTAAATTTTATTGTTTGCGGTTATGTAAGAGAGAGCCTGAAAATCGCATCAGGTTAAAACCTATCATTCTCTCCCCGGAAGTTTATTTAAAGGAATTAGATAATCAAAGACCTCTTGCCAAATCTTTGATACTACCATAATATCACTTCTCAAGTGCCATTTGGTGCAAAGTGTGCAAGAATTTTTTTCTCTGCACTTTCTTTTGCATAAAAGATACTGCGACGGCTTAAGGGTAATTCTTTTTCAATCTCTTTGATAGAATGACCGTTTATGTAATACAAACGCATAACTAAATTTTCTATCGGATCCTGTAGAGATTCAATCGCTCGAATCAATTCATCACGCTCTGCGTACATCTCTTGGATCTCTTGATAAAGTTTTTCAGATTTATCGATGATCAGCACATTCAATTCTTCGGACCGATTCCCTGGACTGCCCGCTTTAGGTTGATCCGTGTATTGTTGACTACGCAAAATCCCAGATTTCAAGCTGATAATTTCTTGATGTTTTGACTTCGCTTTGATGTCTATGTACTGTAATGCTTTCAATCTCTGTCTAATATCTATTGACACCTTCGCTCCTCCAAAAATTTTATCTCCTCATCACATCGTTTGACTTGCTTCTTTAGCCAATCCCTGCGCTTACACATGACCTGCAATCCAAATGATTTTTTGATGATTGCTAAATTTTCTGGTTCCAAATCACGCAAGTACAGATCTCTAGTATGCTCTAGCTGTGCTATCTTATCCTCCAACATTATTTTTCTCCGCCACTTCTTTCAAATTCTTGGCAATCTCTGCATCAATCGTCTTACTGAGCTTGTCGACCTGCTCTGTGATTTCAGCATTTTGCCGTTCTAACCTAAACACTTTATC